GTGTCTTGTCCGTTTCAAAAAAACGACCTCCTTTGACTAAATTGCAGTTTTGGCACAATTGCCTCAGATTCCAGATTTCATCTCCTCCACCAAGCCGTTTAGGTATCACATGATCAATGTGCATTGGGCCTTCGGTCTGGCCACATGTTTGACAGCTTCCGTCTCGCTTCAATACAAGCTCTCTTAGCTTACGCCAACGGCTGGTGCTGCCACCTTTCCAGTTGTTTGACATCAATGCCACCCATGCTTCTTCCAATGAGCTAATGCCCCATTGCATATCTTGCCTTGATACCTGTGATCTATGTAGCGCAATGACCAATCAATCATTCGATAACCATCAAGATTTCGATATTTAGTATTACGCATTTGACCTAAGCCAAAGTGATTGCCATTGGGATTGATAGCTTCTACTCTCCAATTGCTTTCCTTAGTTATCAAGGTGTTAAAGCATTGAAACTCTTTGTAGTTAATAATCCTTGAATGTGCATAAAGTTTTAATGAATCAATTGATGTTGTTTGTTTAACTTCTTTTGTTGAGTGTGCCGGTGTAATCCCCATTACACACAGCACGCCCAAAACCACCAAGAATCGTCTGCGAGCTAACCGGCTAACCGGCTCGCTAACGAGTCTCGATGGTAGCAACCATGTCAAGCAGCGAGCGTAATCTTGAGCGATTCCAACAGGTTTCATCAACATGTGGATAACTCCTGTGGATAACTTTCTCATGATTTACCCCATCCCGTGCCTTTGAATACAGCTGCAACATTGCTCCAAATGCGTGTCATTGGAATAGCGCACACCATGCAATCACCTGCATCCACATCGCCATCACTATCAATTGCACGATTGATAATTGCCATGGTGCCACATTGATCACATTTAAATTCATAGGTTGCCATCACTTAGCTCCCCAATCCGGGCATCATCAACAATCTTGATGCCAAATGTGCCACATCCCATGCATTGAGCAAACCATTCATGCTCTGTTAGTTCTGTGCCTTTCTTTAAACCAAATCGTTGCTTTGGCTTTCCGTAAAGCTTCTTGCATATTGAACAATCAAACATAAGGATGTGCATAGTTACTCCATTGCAATGTCTCGATGGGTTGTAAATTGGTTTGAGGCACAGTCCAATTGTTTTGGCTTGTGTTTTTGTATCGTGGCTTTTTTGCTATAGCTACAGGAATCCAGCCGATGATGTGCAGCTTTGGTGAATGGCCTGTCACCAGCACAGCAATATCACGATCATCCCGGTCGCTCTCCTGAATCCATAAATTTGATGCAGGATTGGCTGACCATTTCACCTCAATGTGTTCGCCCACATCAGCTTTAGATTTATCCCATGTGATGCCAGGTTGATAGTCATAACCCAATCGCCTAGCCACTAGCCATTCAGCTGCCATTGATTCAGCCATTTGCGCCACATATTCAAACCATGAAAGATTCTTTTGAAAGCGCGTGGGATGGTCTGCATTGCGATCCTTACAATGTTCAATTGCTGACACCATGCATTGAGCTTCATCGGCTCTTGTAATCATCTGCAATCACCACAAAACCAAATGATGTTATCTGTGCGGTCATAGCCTTTTTGGTATCCGAACTTATCGAATCGCCTCAGCTGTGAGCATTTGTCACATTGCTCAATTTTGTATTCTTCGACCAGCACACCATTGCACAGCAATTTGGCTGTCATGCTTTGTGGATGGATGATTTCAATGTAATCGCTCATTTGAACACCAGCCACATCATTACAGTCAATGCCACAATTTCAATCGTTGCTAGTAATACAATCAATCGTTTTTTTCTCATCATCACACCTGTGGCTTAAATGTGCCATCGCTTGTTAGCACATACCATCGAGGTTTGCATTGATTTTCTTTGATTTTCTCGCTGCAAAAGTATCCAGCCCAAGCTTTCGGTGCATCGGGTTTGCTTTGATTCCATCGCATTGATCCATGTGAGCACATGGGCGCGGCATCGGCCTCCCAAGCTGTGTCTTTGACTTCTTCGGCTTCTTCTCTAGTCTGATAACTAGGCACATCGCCATGCTTTGTTGTCCAGTAGTCATAATCGGCAGCAGGTGTTTCTGTTTTGACTAAGGCCATAACCTCCTTGGTGGCTTTCTCGGTGCCTCCCATGACAAGAGCCATTACGCGCATCAAAGCTGATGTGCAGGTGTCCTCAATCATCCATCGCTTCATTTTGTCCGGATAAGCTGCCAAATAGCCGTGTGCATAATCCACACCGGCCGGCTCTGTCTCTAGTTGATTTCTAAAAGCTTTAGCTTGCACCAGCACATAACCTTTTTCAGCATTGAATTCAATGATGAGTGTTTCTAAACGGCCTTGAGGATAGGTCGCAATCCAGCGATCGGTGCGATCCTTGTTGCCTTCGTAGTTATCCATGAAAGCCATTAGCGCACCGCCTGTGCTGAGATGTGACGGCTAACGGCTTTGCCTCGCTGATAACCATCTTTGTGGCCTTCTTTGTATCCAATTGCATAGCTCATCAACGCCCATAAAATGCAAGCAATTGCCATCAATACAAACAATCCGATTTCATTACTCATTTTGTTGCTCCCGTTTCTGGGAGCCGTGTCTCAGCTCCCGAAATAGAGAGTGACAGGCAAAACCGACAAATTCAACATTCCCGCGTGGATTGTGGCGTGTCGCTACCTTTTCAAAGCTATTTCAAGCAGTAGTTGATCCAATCGGTTTTCAATTCTGCTCACTTGATCCTTGAGAGAATTGCCCCCATTGGGTTGCAGCTCCCGCATAATCGATCTCACCATGAATCGCATTGATGAATAGATGGCAGTCAGCAAAACAATGACAAATCCACCGACCGCCATCCATTCACCCACACTCACTTCTTTAGGCCAAGATCATCTTTAGGATTTGCCCAACGAGCGAGCATTGGTACTAATCCAGCAACCAATCCCATTGCTAAATCTTTTGGGTTCTGATTACCAGTCATCCACACAGCTAACATTCCAGCAACAGAGCTTCGCGCCCATGATGCCAACAGAGCTTTTGCTTTATCCATTATTTCTCTCCTTTTGGTCGGTCGGGCAAATCACCCGAAAACGCGCCATAAGTTGGTCGGCCGTAACCGACAACAAATGACCTTGCTCCCAAAGTTCTTGATTTAACCATGACCTCGCCACCATTGCGTTGATCCCCAGCGCCTGATGTGTTGCCTTCGATAGTCACGATTTGTTTTTCCGATGCCCGGATCACTAAACCGATGTGATTGATTGTCACCTTGTCATCAATAACAAAATCGAAAAACACAAAATCACCAATCTTTGGTGTTTCATGCCATTGCTTGTTTTTCTTAAATGCCTCGGCTCCGGCTTTGGTGCTGACCACATTTGGCACTTTCACGCCGGCTTGATCCGCGCACCAATTGAGAAATGACCCACACCATGGCAGCTTGTCGGCTTTCATGTGTTTGCCATACTTTGTCTCGTTTTGACCAGTCTCAGCTGTGCCAACCTCAGCAAGCGCAATCTGAATCAAACGAGGCAATGTACCTTGTGGAAAACTAGACACCCAATGCTGCTTTCAGTTCATCAATTGATAAACCAACACTTTCCAGTTTTTGAGAGATTGTTGGTTCTGGTGCAATTGTAGTGCCGTTATGTGCTGCCACTATTTCATTTGCTTTTGTTTCATCTTTTGCTTTGATGTCCAAAATCAACAAGCCATTTTCATCAATTTTAACTGCATTTGAAAGATCACTAATCTCGATACCTTCATTTCGCAATTCTGTGCGCAATTCTGCGCCGTTTAGATTTTCTGGTTTTGTAAAAGTTGGCATTTTTATGCTCCTAAATAAACTGCGTTGAAAAAGTTTTGGGTATTAGAGCTATCTAAATTACCGCCTGATGTTTGAGTAACTTCTACCTGTAAATAATCTCCAACACTCAGAGGATAAACAATTGCAGCTGATTGAGTAGAATATCCGTTGTAAGTGACTAAATTGTAACTTTGTCCTAATTGCGCACCATTCAATAGAACTTGCACTTGACGATAACCTGTGGCGTTGAAATTAAAACCAATTTGCCAGCTAATGAGATATTTTCCAGCATAACCTGCTGGAATAGTTATTCTGCTGCTGTTGGTGGTTGTATCGTGAAAAGTATTGGTATCAAATCTTTCACTATTCCAGTCAATTATGGTTGCAGTAGAGTTTGCAATTGTTGCAACCGCTGAGCGATAAAGTCCGCAACCTACAGCTGCTGGTGTAGCTGGTGTAGCCCAAGCTGGGGCTCCAGCCGTTACTGTAAGAATTTGACCGCTTGAACCTATGCCAAGCCGATCAAAAGTTCCTGATCCTGTGCCTTTGATTAAATCTCCAGCTGTTGTGATAGCGGTTGCCATTGAATTTGTAATTGTGACCGCACCTGATGTGCCACCACCGGAAATACCTGTGCCAGCTGTGACGGCTGTAATATCACCAACATCATTTGTGATCCATGTAAAGTCCATGTCGGTATTTGTAGTTTTTGAAAGAATTTGGCCAGTTGTGCCACCTTTAAGATCGGCCATGGATGTATCAACAGCCTGACCAAATACGGCAAAATCAGCTGGCAAATCTGTAACCAAATCTGTAGCTGTTGGCATTACCCATCCAAAATTGCTTGTTGGATTGCTCATGTTTTCTCCTTACGCCACAATTGTGGCATTGACCCAATCCAAGGTTGGATTGATTGTGTTCCATTTTTCTGTCACCGGCACATCGTTCCATTTCATTGCTTGCAATGAAAACGCGAGTGGAGACAAAATCAAAGAAACGCTTACCTGATTGTATCTGGCCGAAAATGTCCAGCCTTCAACAAAACCCAAATAATCTCCGGAATTCATATTGAGCGGAAGATTGGAAATATTGACCGGCATACCCATAAAAACGGCAATTAGATCATCACGATCTGCATCATCAACCTCGGGGTTGGTTAGCTCGTAAGTGATATTGCTAAAATTGTATTGAGGATAAGCTCTGAGGCTTAAATAAAAATCGGCTTGATCCTGAGCATCAGCTGCATTGTGCAATGTGGTGCTGATGATTTGGGCTAATTCCCCATATAGGCCAATCGAGGCAGAATCTGATGCAGATTTTTCTGCTGATGATGTGGCGTTGTATTTAAGCGTGATGGAATTTCGCACATCACCGGCTCGCTGTTGAATGCTCAAACCTGATGCCAAAGCTTGATTGGCATCCAAATCCACATATCCATTGGCAGCTAGATAGCTGGTGCGGTGAGTCGAATCTGCATAGCCAATTTGCCCGGTTCCAGATTCAAAAATGTAGCCCAATCCTGATGTGGCCAAAGCTGACACCAGCGAATAAACATCGGTTCGAGAGCTTGAACGAGCTGCCAATTCATAATTGCCCGGCCGGTCAATATCACCAAGCCCGGAATTCTGGGCATTATTCCATTGAGTGCTTGGCGGTGAATATGTGGCCCATGTGAGAGCTTGTGGCACTTCTTGCCATGAATCAAATAAAACATTATACAAAACATCATAAATTTGATCTCCATCGAATTCTTTTGGTAGCACACCATCGGTCAAAGCTTTTGGCAATCTGGCCAATGCGCCCAAGGCAATAATGCTGATGCGCTGCGCATAATCCACATTGCCAATTTCTGCCACAGTAATGGCAACCTCGACCACCGAGCCACCAAAGATTGGGATGAATGTAGCTGTGGAATTTTGTAATTCTATAGTGATTGAATCATTGATTTCAATTGGCACATTTGCTTGATTAAGATTGACAATCTCTAAATTAGTATATCCAGCATTGGCTTGCTCATAAATGTTTCTACGACCGCTAGAAATTGTAAGGTTTGACAAAATGGCGGTTTGATATTGAACACCGCCAATAGTGACACGCCAAACCGGGTTAAAAATTGTCATATTGCTTGCAGGTTAGTTGCGCCACCTGTACCGCGATAATATGAATTGTTTAAAGTATCAACAATGGTTCGGGCCGTACCTTCCGGATCAATGGCACCACTCACATTGATGGTAATTCTTTCGGCTGTAGAAAGCCCACCAGTTGCAGCTGTTCGAGCTGCTGCAGCTGCTACGCGTGCAGCTGTCAATCGAGCTGTTTCAGCTTTTAATTCTTCACGCCTTAAAATAGCAGCTTGCATAGCTGGTGAATAGGCATCAAGCGGTGCGCCTGTAAATGTTGGTGAATCTGCTGATGGGTTAAATGTTCCACCGCTAGGCCCAAAACCGGAGCTTGTTCCGGCTCCTGTGTCAGCTGTTGATCCAGCATCAAAGCCTGTCCCAACCTTTAGTGATTTATCATTGGAATCACCAAAGAAAAAGCGCGTGACCGGGTTATCTTTAACAAAATTCACAAATTCTTTAATCTTGGTGACTGTGCTAGAAATAAATCCGACAAGCTTTGAAAAGCCTGTGACCAATCCACCGACAATTGAGCCAATAGCTTCAAGAGCTAGTTTGAAAGTACCGCCCAAAAGTGGCGCAAGGTACTTCTTGATGAAATCCCACACCTTAGCAAGCGCATTATAGAATGGCTCTAGTTCTTCTGAATTCTGTGAAAGTGCTGTTTTGATTTTATCAAATGCAGATTTTAATCCGGCAAGAATTGGGCCTACGACAGAGCCAATGGCCGGGATGATTTCCTCAGATAAGAATCTCCACCATGATGTTAAAATCGGCAATAGATCATCGCGGATTACTTTAAAAATGGCAGCAAATGCCGGCCCCAAAGTCTGACCCAATTTGTTTGCAAAATCTGTAATTGCTGGAATGCCTTTATTTACAAAGCCATCAAGCAATGGTGTTAATGCATCGAGCACATACGATCCAACAGTTTCTTTAGCTTCATCAAATGCCACATTCAATCTCAGCATTTTGCCTTGAAAAGTATCAGCTTGCTTTGATGCCTGACCTTCAAATGTGCCGGCCAATTTGGCTGTGATTTCTTCAAATGACATAGTTTTCAGCTCAGCTGCACTAATGCCAACGCCTAATTTTCCAAGAGCTGTATTCTGGCCTTCCGCGCTTTTTGCAAGCGCATTTGAAACAGCCTCCAAAGATTTTCCAGAGCCGGCTGAAATATCCAAAGCCAAAGCTTGTAATTCTTGCGCTCGAGTCACATCTTTTGTGCTTCTCAGTAACCGATCAAACGATGGCCTTAGCTCATCATCAGTTTTTCCGGTCAATAAAGATGTTTTAAAAATTTGCGCTTCGACCGCTTTGATTTGTGCATTTGTGGCACCGGTGACATTTTCCAAAGTGGTTGCCAATTTGGTTTGTGCAGCTTCATCAGCAATGGCAGATTTGACTCCATCAATGAGCAGTTTTCCGGCATAAGCTGCAGCAGCTACACCGGCAGCTGCGAAAGCCAATCCAGCCTTTTTGCCAAAATCGCCAATCTTTGATCCAAAGCTTTCAACCTCATTTGAGCCGGTATTAAGACTTTTCTTGAGCTGATCTACATCAGCAAGAATCGAAAGCTTGAGTGTTCTACTTTGACCGGCCATCACCACTCCTTCAAAATTTTAGTAAAAGCATTTTCCCATTGAGCAATGATATGTGGCTGTTCGGCGCGCAAGGTTGGATAGATGAAATATCCTCTTGATCCGCGACCTTCACGGCCTGACCACAGCGGAAATTGTTTGTATTTATTTGAGCCGAATTCATAACCGCCCCAAAGCTGTTGAGTTGTAGCTCCACCGCTAAATTTTTGAGAAACAAAGCCAAATGACAATTCGCCAATCTTTGATGATTTGCTTACCCGAGAGCCTTGGGCAATGCGTGATGCCGCTTTATTTGGCCGGTTGCCAGCTGATGAAATGATTTTGGATTGCACATAAGTAGCCAATCCATTTGAAACGGCTTTGGCCTGTGTAACAGCTCCTTCATCCATGGCTTTAAAAGCTCTGGTGATTCCGCGCAAATCACTCTTATCATAGCTAATCGGATCAGTTGCCATCTCTTGTCCTTAGAATCTCAAAAACTGTCAAAACATCTTCGGCTGTTTGAAACTCTGATCGTGACAATCCGGTGGTGATTGCTAATTCCCAAAGTATCCGGTTTATTGATCCGGATTCGTAACTTTTGGGTTTTCGGTTTCTCCCATGCTGATGTCAGTCACAGTTTCGCACCACGCTTCAAATGGCTTGACAGGCTTTCCGGCTGCCTCGCGTTTGCTTGCGTGATACGCCAAAAACATCAAATCAGCAATGCCCAATTTCTCAGATACTTGCTGAATCGTGTTTCCGGTTTTCTGTTCCCACTTCATCCACTCCGGTGGGAGCGCGGTATAGGTTGCGCTCTCCCCGGTGGTGAATTCGATTGTGATTGGTAGTTTCATGCTCCCGTGTCCTTTTCTATTAAGTGATTGTCAAAATAGGTGTTGTTACGCATGTAAATGCAAGCGAAACAGTCTGTGCATCTGGTGCTGTGCCTCCAGCTGATGGCAAAATTGGCTGCACATCAAACGCGAATGATGCGCCTGAATCTGCTCCGAAAATTACCGATAAGCCAGTATTTGGTGCGTTTGTTGCAGCTGTCCATAGTTCTTCACAAAGTGAATTTGCTGCGCCCCAATCTGCAAGCATTTCAACAGCAAATGAGCCTTGAGTGTCGGTTGTAAAGTACGCCTTGCCATCGAGTGTCTGATATGTGTTGATTGTTGAATCAACAGTCAAAGTCGCTGATGTAGCTTGAGCATCATAACTATCACCAGCAATGGTGAAAGTGATGTCTCTGCCCGTGATGATTGTTGTTGGCATGATTTCTCCTTAGTTGGTGTAATAGGTGCTGACTTGTAAATCGGCTGTGAGGTATTTGCCCGCACCGACTTCCAATGGTTGTGGTTGATTCACATTGCCGACTACATAGCCATTTGGCATTGTGCTGATGATGCTAATCATCAATTGTTCGAGATTGTCCAAAGCTGCTGCATTGTTTGAATATCCAACAACACCGGTGACAGTCAGATTGACCTTCACTGTTGTTGTGGAGCCATTGATTAAAACGCTTTCGAGATATGGCGCATCCGGAATTAAACATATGCTTGGAGATGTCATTGTCTCTGGAATGCCGTTATACACATTGGCAGCAATTGTTGAAAGTGCTGTTTTTAATGGTGTGCGAATTGCTGATTCGATGCTCATTGGCACATCGTTTCAACATCAATAAATGGCCCCAAAAGCCCAATAACTCTGTTTGTAAGACTTCGGCCTAAAATAAAAGGTTGTGGCTGGAATGTGTCTGACATGATTTGATTGCCGGGAGCTGTGATGCTCTGAAATATCTCGACCGATACAACCAAAATAGCATTTTCAATTGGTGGTGTGTTTGCATATAAAGCTGCTGCTGATGATCCACTTAATGTGGCTGTTGCAGTTGGAATGAATGGCAATGGATAAGTGCGGTCAGCTGCTGCTGTGGCAGCTGTGAATGTGTATGGCTCAATCCGATCATCGGTGACTGTATAAGTGCCATTGTATGTTCCGGCCCCGGTAACAACGACAGATTGCCCCGGCACAAAATAATTTGGCCGGATAGTTGTGAAATAAATGACGGAATTATCCACATTGGCAAATGTCACCGATGATTGGTATTGGGTCAGTAAAGGCAAAATTGTTTGTTCAGCTGAATCAATGAATGAATCAAGCTGTGCATCAGAATACAAGGAAACCGAGACACCAAGAATTGACCTCAGCTGTGAGGCTGTGACTATTGCTGGCATCTCGGTTCCTTTCGTATCGTTAGCGTTCGGGAGCGACCGCTACCGATGATTGATTTTTATTCGGCTCAGGTCTGGTTCCAGCATGCGCCAAATGGAATCTTTGGAGCAATTGCTGCATAGCCGTAGTAGAGAATGTCAATGGTTCCATCGCTCTGGATTGCTGTGCGCAATGTAAAGCGTGGTGACTCATACCATGTCCATGCATCTGGATTGATAACAGCCATTGAGAAATCTCCGGTTGATGTTGTCGGACCAGCGTTACCAATTGAGCGAGAAACAAAGAGGTTAAGGCCCGGTGAAACTACACCGCGCAAGCTATCGCCTCGGACATTTCCTGCTTGGTTTGATGGCTGTGCTGCGTTATACAGCGGTGTGCCATTGTCGTTGTAACCCATGATGTTTGCCCATTGTCCAGGTGATACAACAATGTTTCGAGCAAATCCGAGTGATGATCCATAAACAGCTGCTGCTGCTTGTGATGTGTAAGCTAAAAAGCCTGTTGATGAGTTTGCATTTACACCAGTTTGCTGACCTGCACCAGCAATTGTGCCAACGGCAAATTCATCAGTTACTTTTGCATAAGCAAATTCAAGATTTTGCAAAAGAGCTGTTAGATATTCTGGACGGCTGCGGTCAATGAGTTCAACAGTCGTGATTGCACGGCCTTTGAATGATTGAACAGGTACGCTCAAGAATGTTGCTGAAAGTGATGAATCTGTAACAGCTGCATTTTCTGCAATGTTACTGACCACGGGACCGGCCGTAATTTTTGGCAATTCAAAGGTCATTCCAACGCTGTCTAATGTCTCACGACTTAGCGCATCAATCATTCCGCGATC